CTCCGGCTCCGGTTATGGTTTTGGCTCCGGCTCCGGCTCCGGCTCCGGCGACGGCTACGGCTCCGGCGACGGCGACGGCTCCGGCTCCGGCGACGGCGACGGCGACGGCTCCGGCGACGGCTACGGCTCCGGCTACGGCTCCGGCTCCGGCGACGGCTACGGCTCCGGCTCCGGCTACGGCTCCGGCTCCGGCTCCGGCTGATCTCGATCGAGATCCAAGCAACCGCCCTCCCTCTCGTGTCGAGGGGGAGGGCATGACGATGCTCCCCTTCCCCGTCCTCCTCGGTGACACGATGCTGCTCCTCGACGAGCTCGCCCCCGGCGTCTGGTGCTGGTGGCTCGGCGGCTTCCCGTGGCCCGCTCACCTCGGCAGGGCGTAGCGCGCCGACCTGGTGACGCCACCAAGGTGCCGGAGCGCCTTCCGGCCGACCAGGGCGTCGACGGCGCGGCCGAGACGCTTGCGGTCGATTCCCGGGAGCTTCGCGCGGACGTCGGCGAGCTTGAGCTCGAGGCCCTTGCGAAAGAGCCCGAGGACCCGCGCCTCGAGGGCGGCCTTCTCGTCGGCGCCGAAGCGTGGCGTCCTCACGCGCCCCTGGAAGCGCTTCCCGGCGCCGGGGGCACCTCGGCCCGCCCTCTTCCCCGCCGGCACGCGGACGCCGCCTCGGGCGGGCTCGCCGGTGGCTTCCCCCAGCAGGGCGGCGATGCGGGCGAGGATCCGGGCCTCGGCCGCGGCGAGCTCCTCTTGAACGATCCGGGCAATCGCCGTGGGCATTCCGCCCAAGCTCGCCCGGGGCCGGCGTCCCGTCCGCTGGACAGGGGGTCAGCCCTGCGCGGGTGTCCTACTCACCGCCCTCGCGCACGGCTGGCATGCGAGGGTTTGACGCCTTCGTCTTCGTGAGCACCCGCACGTCAGCAGCGAGGCCCGAGACGGTGCCTGAGAGCGCCGAGACGATGTCGCGGATCTCCTCGGCGAGGTTGTCGAACTTCGACTCGATGCGCTCCTCGAGGGCCTCCATGCGGGTCTCGATCTTCTCGAGCCGACTGTCGCGCGAGCCGTCACCGTCCGTCGTCCGCTCGGCGGCACGCCGCTCGATCTCGGCGTCGCGCTCCTTGCTGTCTTTCTCGACGCGGGCGATCTCGCGCTTCTGTCCGCGCAGGTCGACGATCACGCCGCCGCACGCGAGCCCGAAGGCGAAGACGTTCACCACGGTCACCGCTTCGAGCAGGCTCACGCTGCACCTCCACCGCCCTTGGGGTCCTCGCCGTTCCACGTCGCGTCGGGGTCCTCGACGGGGAGCTTGATCTGGGCGATGCGATCGCTGCTCTGCTTCGTCGGCACATCGGGGTTTGTGGAGGCCTCCGAGCGTTCGCGCGCGAGCTGCTCGGCGCGATCGGCGAACCCGATGACGTTCGACGGCTTGACGTCGCGATCGCCGAGCTCGAGCCCCAGCTCCTTCGTGATCGCGCCGATGCGCTGGCCGCGGCACCAGGCGCGGAGCTCGGCGACGGTGCCGTCGAAGCGATCGAAGTCGGCGTCGACGCCCTGGGGCAGGACGAGGCCCTTGTCACCGTCGAACTGCCAGAAGTCGACGCGCTTGCCCTTCCACGGCGCCGCCGGGTCGAGCTGAGGGAGCGCGCGCATCGAGGCGATGTAGTCGGCCGACTTCTTCCCGCCGGGGCACACCGACCGGGGATAGGCGGCGTGGCAGTAGCTCCTCGAGGAGAGCACCGGCGCGTCGTAGCTGCCGACGGCCTCCATCCAGAAGTACTTCCCCGAGTACACGAGCACCCGCCAGCCGGAGAGGCGCTCGACCTCGAGGACGAACGCTGAGGCGCCCTGCACCAGGTCGCGGCCATGCACCGGGCCCCGCGGGTCGCTCCGGTCGTCGTCCTCGAAGTCGATCATCACCCCCATCGGGGTCGTAGCGCGCGAGAGTACGTGCTCGCCAACGAGATCGACCGCGTGCGCCGCCTGGCGGATCGGGTCCTGCCTCGGCTCGTACCAGTGGTAGCCGCCAACGAACTCGACCGCGGCGCAGGCCTCGCGGGCGTTGCGTTCGTACGACGAGTCGACGTGCTTCTCGCCCTGCGTCGCCTTCGGGATCACGAACTGAATCCCGTTCGCGACGAAGGTCGCGAAGTCGACGTTCGGGCCCTGCGCCGCGCTCAGGTCCGTGCCGAGGACACCGTCGACCTTCTGTGCGTTCGCCATCTTGTGGGCAATCTAGCAGGACACTCCCGCTCGACTGCAACGCAGAGCCACCAGCGCAGCGCGCGCCGTGCAGGTGCCACCGGCGTACGCACGGAGGCCGCCGGCGACGGAGCCGCACTGAGCAGCAGCGAAGCGCATCAGCTCGAGCCCCTTCGCGAGCGCGAGCCGGCGATCGCTTCGCAGCGCCGTGCAGGTGACGCCGGCGTAGTACGGGTTTTCCTGGAGTACTCCGCACGATTTGCCGCCGTCGCCCAAGGCGTTCTCGCGGCCGCCGGCTTCGTAGATGCCCCACACGATCAGGAGCCTGCCGGTCGCGACACGGCGCGCGAGCTCGTCGAGGCCGGCGAAGGGGAGCGGCTCCTCGACGGAGATCACCGCGGAGACGTCGGCAGCGAAGGGAATGACGTCGACCAGGTCGATGCGCGCGGGCGAGAAGCTGTGCGCGAGGAAGAAGAGTGGAGCGAGCATTGCCCCCAAGTGCCACGGCGCGCAGTCGTGGGCAATCTGATAGGTTCCGCGCATGCACTACCGAAATGGACGTGAGGCGAAGAACGGCGACCGGGTCATCCAGCTCACTCACGAGGGCGGCAAGATCGCCAGCGTCGGCATCCTGCACGATGCGGTGCCGGGCAACGACTACTGCAACGGGTCGATCGCCCCCGTGCTCTCTCCGATGATCGCGAGCGCCTGCCTCATCGACTGCATCCACGCCGACGACCTCGCGGCGATCCTCGCCGAGAAGGGTCTCGACAAGCGCCCCGCCGGCAAGTAGTCGCGCCGCTAACCCGGCGGCGTCGGTGTCTTCGAGGACCTCGGCCCGACGATGCGTCGGAGCCGCTCGGCCTCGTCGCTGTGCACGTCGCCGTGCGCGATCGAAAGCCGAAGGACCTTGCGGACCTTCTCCTCGCCCAGGAGCAGGACGACGTCCTCGAGCCACTTCGGCGTGACGGCGTCCTTGCTCATCGCGCGCGCACCGGAGCGCCGACGGCGGCCGCCAGCGCGGCGAGCATGAAGAGCGAGCGACCGCGAGGCCGGCCGCGCACCTGCAGATACCGCTCGTAGGCACCGGCCTCCCGCGCCGAACGGTCCTCTTCGGCCGAAGGGATCTTCCCCTCGGCCCTGAGTGCGCGGCGTCGCTTCGCCTCGCCCATCCGTCACTCGGGGCGCGGCGTCGCCGGCGGCGGGGGATCGGTGTCTTCCTTCGCGACCTCGTCGGCGAGCTCCTGGCGGAGGCGTGCGACGCTCACGTCGGTCGGAAGCACAGGCCCGAGGATCTCGGCGACCCGCTGCCTCTTGTCAGGAGAGACCTCGGCGCCGAGCTTCTCGACGCCGGCGGCGACGGCCTTCGCGAAGAGATCCTCGCCGAGCGTCGCGATCAGCTGCAGGAGCCAGCCCATCAGGAGCCGCCTTTCGCAGGCAGCGGACAGCTCCCGCCGGCGATCGCCGCGATGGGCATGTTCAGCTTGATCGCCTGCTCGAGAATGGGTGGCGGCGTGCCGCCTGCCCGAGCGATGAAGTCGGCGAGATGTCGGAGGCCTTCGATCGCTGCGAGCGCGCCGCACGCGATCTTGCCGTCGACGATGGCATCCTTCGCATCGAGGCCAGCTTCGGTCGTGCGCAGGAGCTCGGCGACCGCGTGTGCTTCGTTGCTGCAGTCCTCACCGAGCTTCAGCGCGGCCGCGAGGCCTTCCTTCCGCGCGCTCGAGCCGGAGGGCTGCGCCTTGGCGTCTGCCTCGAGGACCTTCACGCGGGCGTCGCACACTTCGTTCGCGGTGTAGGTCGCCTTCGCTGCGAGGACGATGCCGCCGCGTGCCACCTCCGCCGTCATCTCGGCGACCGTCGGCGCGGCCGCGCCCTTGGCCGGCGAGCAGCTCAGGAGCAGCACCGCGATCGCCGTCAGGAGGCAAAGCTTCAGCGCGTTCACGATGGGCTCCCTTTCGGCGTCGGGGCGAGCGTAGGGTCAGCCATGGCGAGAAGCTACCACGCGCTGTGGGCAATCCGCATAGACTCGCCGCCATGGGATCCCGCAACCCCGACTCTCTCTCGAGCGCGCCGAGCTGGAAGACGTACACGCTCGCCGCCGCGAACATCGACTTCCTCGCGGACGGTGGTGGCCCCGTGCGCGCCATCCGCGCCGATGGCGCTGGCAATCTCGATCTCGTCCCGGCGTCGCCGCTCGATTCGCAAACGAGCGACGTGACCCCCTTCCTCGCCGGCGAGCGCCAGGATGTGCAGGCGGTAAAGGTCATCGTCGCGACGTCGACGGCGGGCCTGAAGTTCACGGCCTACTGGTGAGCGTTCGACTCGGCTTCGGGGTCGGCGTCGGACGAAGGCGCGGCGTCGCATACTCGCCGGCGTCCGAGACGGGCCTGAAGCTTTGGATCGATGGGTCGACGGGGCTCACCGGGGGCGTCCCCACCGATCTAGGCCCTGGTGGTGTGGTCCTCTCGCAAGCGACGGCGGGGAAGCGCCCGACCATCGGCGTCGCGGATGCGGGCTTCAACAGCCGCGACGTCTTCGTTTTCGACGGCGTCGACGACTACCTCGACGTAGCGCTCGATCTCACGGGCCTCGCAAGCTTCACGGCAATCGCCGCGCTGAAGGTCGCCGGCGGCTTCGCTGGCATCGGCGGCATCTTCCAGGACACGACGCCTTTTTCGAACACGCTTCTCGTGTGGAACGTCCCACCCGTGGTGGTCGGGCAGTCGACCAACGGAAGCGACCTGCGCGGAGTCGCGATGGACCCGACGGCGCGCGCGAGCGTCTACTCGTCGACGCACGTCGCGGCGAGCGCGGCGGCCTACGCTCTCCGCGTGGACGGCACCGATCAGACGGTCTTGGACTACGGCGGAGCGATGACCAACACCGCTCTTGGGAACGGGTGCCGGATCGGTGACTTCTTCGGGGGCGGCTTCTGCCTCCCGATGAAGCTCGGCGCGCTCCTCGTCTTCGCCCCAGCGATCTCGGGCGCGGCGCTCGCGCGCGTCGAGGCGTACCTCAAGGCGCGCTTCGCGACGCCCTAGTCGCTCTTCGGAGCGTGCGCGGCGCAGAAGTCGCTACCGGGGACCACTGGCGCTTGGCAACTTTCGAGGCAGACACCCGGGCCCCTGAGCCTGCGCGCGACGCGCAGCGCCCGAAGGCGCACGCACGCTCGGCAGAACGCCGACCCGGACATCGCCGGCTTGCCGCAGTCGGTGCAGGTTTCGTTAGCCATGCGGCTCACCCGTCCTTCCAAAATACGACGTCGCAAGCGAGGCCATCGATCAGGGTGGGTGTGCCCACGTCCCCGAAGATGACGAAAAGGTCTGTGTCGCTGAGGTGATCGAACGTCACGACGCCGAGCCCTGCGCTTCCGATCATCGCGTGTGTGATGCGCGTCGTCGCGCCTGGCCACGACGGCTTGACGGCGTGGTAAACACCGGCCGCGTCGCGTGCTCCCGCGGTGACGGCCGCACCCTTCATGTTGGTGATGACGAGGCCGCCAGCCGTGCCGGTGAAGCGCGCGGAACCGAGCCGCTGCGGGTAGACCGGCGCGGCGTCCTGCAGGACGATCCATCCCGAGGTGCTCCGTTGCAGGAGGCACCAGGGGACCCCGCTCGCGCTCAACGTGATGAGCGGCGAGCCAGCCCACGTGAGCGTGAGCGAGTAGGCCGTCGCTGCTCCCTTCATGGAGAGCCGCATCAGGTGGCCAACGGGGGCCCCCACGGCGCTCAGTGGCGCGGTGCGATCGGCGGTGAGCCCGTCGACGAAGGCGGTCTCGCAGACGTTGACGACCGGGCGCACGACGGCCCCGCCGGTATACGCGCCGCCGCCGGTCGTGCCGTTCAAGGAAATGTGATCGGCATCGACGCGCGTCGCCGTGTAGCGCCCATCCGGCGCGCCGGTGATCCCAGCAGCGACGAGGTTGGCGACATCGACGGGTGCGCCGGTGAGGAGTCCGTGCGCCGTCACCTTGAGGGCGATCGGCGTCGCCGCGGTCGCCTCCTCGATGTCGAGCGGATCGGCGGGCGCGACCCCATACATGGCGTTGATGTTCATGTCCGCCGTCGCCTCGAGATAGGCGCGCGCGGCCGGCAGACGACGGTTGATCAGGACGCCGTTCTCGTAGCCCATCGTGCGGTCAACGTGCGTGAGTGCGCCCGAGCCCGTGAAGCCGTGGCCGACGGTCAGGAAGGTCACCCCCTGATCGGCGACGAAGTACTTCCCGTGCACCGGCATCGGCGCCACGTCGATGTTTCCGCCCGTGCGCACGTTCCTCAAGACGTGCGGCTGCGTGCAAATGAGCTTGATGGTTGATGCCGCGTTGATCGCGATGTCGTCCAGGGTGACGGTGCCCGCGACGCTCACGCCGGCGGTGCCCTGCACGACGTAGAAGTCGGCGTTGCACTGCTCGGTGTAGCCGCCCTTGAGCTCGCGCGGCTGCGTGTACGTGCCGACGTGGAAGCACGCGCCGATCGCCTCGATGCCGCCGAGGCCGGGGACCGTGTTGAAAGCGTAGGTCGTGCCGGTTTCGTAGGAGCCGCGCGCGGTGAAGGAGAACGCGAGTCCGGTGTCGGTCACGCCGTCGGCGGTGTCGACGAAGGGGACATCGTCTGCGCTCGTGTGTGGCCCAGACCAGTGGGCGCCGCCGTCCGTCGTGTATCGATAGGTCGCTACGCCGGTGATCCCGTCGCTGAGGATCTCGACCGCGCCCGCGTAGGTCCCCGCCGGCGTCGCGCCATGCAGCGAGACGAGCGCGCCGGGCCCGACTTGCTGCATCTCGAGGCCGTAGTCGAAGAATTCGAAGTGCCGGAAGTTGATCCCGCCCTGCGACTCGTCGCTGATGCGCTCGGCACCCCACGCGAGGATGTGCTCGACGTGGATGTCGAACGCGTTGGAGTTGTAGTTGTAGAAGAGCGCGCCCGCGCGCTTGCTCGCGTCGAAGAGATCGCACGCGAGCGTCGGGCGCAGGATCCGGATGTTGCTGATCTCGAGCGTGCCGGCGAACTCGAACGCGCGTCCGGTGCCCTCGGCCATCCGGTGCACCGCGACGTCTTCGAAGAGAACGTCAGACGTGCCGTTGTTCATGCGCACCATGCGCCCTGGCAGGAAGTCGCCGTCGAGCGTGAGGTGCGAAAACTTGAAGCGGTAACCGGTGATGTCGAAGAGGGCGTCGGTGCCGGTGCGCAGTCGGATCGTGGACCCGATGAGGCCGTACTGCCCGGCGCGCCCTTCGCCGTGCATGTGCAGGCCGCTGTCCTCCTGCGCGAAGGTGACCAGATCGGTGAGGTAGACGCCCGCGGGCCAGAAGAGCGAGGCGCCGAGCACGCGCGCAGCGTTCTTCGCCTTGACGATCGCCGCGGTGTCGTTGGTGACGCCATCGCCCTTTGCACCGAACCACTTGACCGAGATCGGTCCGGTGTAGATCCGCTTCCATCGTCCAGCGTCGCTCGGCGTGAGCGTGTCTCGGATGCCCTCGATGACGGTCCCCGTGTCCGTCGGGTCCCAAGCCATGAAGCCGCCGGCGCCGTCGCCGATGGCACCGCCGTACCCCGAGAGAAGACCGGCCGCGCCAGAGGCCACCGAGAGGCCGAGCAGCGCCGCGCGCGAAGCCACGTGCGACAGGAGCTGCGCGACGCCGGCTTGCGCGTCGACGTACGCGCCGTTGGACACCAGCATGCCCCGACGCTGCCCCGGCGTGAGGGTGACGCCCGTCCCTCCACCACGTGCGACGACGAGAACGTCCTGCGCGGTCTGATTCTCGACGGTGCGATCGTCGCCCTCGTCGCCCTCGATCACGACGGTCGTCGCCGCGCTCAGCGTCCCGGTGAGCTTGAGCAGCTTCGCGTCGATCGCGTCCGCGTCGTCGATCGTCTGAATCGCGACAGGCGAGAGAGCGACCGACCTTGAGCCGCCGAAGCGGAAGAGGCTGCCGAGAAAGCCGCGCTTCTTCGCCATGGCTCAGGGCCTCTTCGCGCTGACGATGAAGGACTTGATCGTCGTGCCGACGTTCCGCACCCCACCGATGTTGTGGTGGCGCAGCTCGATGAGCGTCGCGTCGGTGACCGCGCCCACCGTGAGACGCGTGCGGATGTGGGTCATCTTGTCGCCGTCGGTGGCGACGTTGTTGCCGACGTAGGACCACTTCCGGAGGGTGTCGGCGACCGCCGTCCAGGTCGCCCCGTTGTCGAATGAACCGAAGACCTCGACCTCGACCTCGTCACCGCCGCCCGCCGTATCGGGGTCGAGGAGGAGGTCGGCGGCCACCTCGAGTACGTCGCCGACCATCACCTCGTCATCGGCGAAGGTGAGCCGCGAACCGGCAATCGCCGTGGCGTTGTTGGTGAGCGCCAGCGCGCTCGTCGTGTGGACTTCGGCGAGTCCGAGAACGAACCTTTCGATGACCTCGCCGTTGCGCGGAACCTGCTCGGGCCGCGCGTCGGAGTCGAGCGTAGCGATACCCGGCTTGCCGCTGGTGCGCGCGACGCCCAGCCGGTTCTTCAGCCAAGCCGTGCGGTTCGCGAGGTGCTGAATCGCTGTGCGCAGGAACCCATAGCTGGTCTTCGGGTCGCCGCTCGTAGGGGCCTGAACGGGGTCCGACCACGTGTCGGTTCCGGTGATGTCGATCGGCATTCAGTAGCCCTCCAGGTAGGCAATCTCCACCGGCACTTCTTCCCAGTCGCCTTCGCCGTCGTCCCAAACCCCTCCGAGGGGGAAGTCCCAGACCTCGCCCGACATCGCGACGATGATCGCGGGGATGAGCGTGTGCGAGCCCGTCATCTTGTGAACGAGGCGCCGCACTGCCGCGACCGCATCGACGCCGGCGCCGACGATGTCCCAGACATCCGTCGAGACGGCGTCCCAACTCGACGCGTCGTCGTCCCACGCGCCGTCGCCGCTCCAGCCGAGGCCCGCGGTGATGATCGGCCAGAGACGCGCCCACCAGGGAACGACGTTGCCAGGGTTGCCGTCCCAGTCCCATTGATTGTTCCGCACGTCGGCCGCGGTGACGCCGACGGCCGCGAACTCGTCGACGACGCCCTTGTCGCTGTCGGTCTTGCTTGCCGTCGTGTGGGCGCGCTGTAGCCGCGCGGCGTAGGCCGGCGAGCTCTCTCCTGGCCAGCGTTCGGTGCCTCGCTCCCAGCCGAGGAAGGCGAGCGCATCCTCTGGTGCGTAGCGAGTGAAGCGCACCTTCACGGCCTCGATCGCGCCCTGCGCGACGCCATCGAGGATCAGGCCCAGTCGAAGGCCGAACTCGCGCCCAACGTCGCCCATCCACCGCGGAATCCACGCCGCGAGGTAGTCGCGAAACAGCGTCGGATCGTCGCTCGCCATCGGGGCCTACGCGTCGACCCAGGTGAGGCCGGTGAAGTCGAAGACCGGGACCTCGTTCGCCGCGAGGACGACGTCGGCCGCCGGCGTCGCGATCGTCGAGTCGTTCCCCTCGGCATCCGAGAGGCCCGCCATGATCTTGCCGATGAGCTTCTCGCGGCTGATCTTGGCCCCGAGCGGCGCCGAAGCCGCCCACGCATTCAGCGCCGTCTCGGCGAGCGCCTTCGCATAGGCCTTCTCGGTCGACACCGCCGTGACCGTGCCGGTGATGACGATCACCTTGTTCTTCGCCGACTCGGCGAAGACGTCGACGCACGTCGGCGCTTTGCCCAGGTGCGACGTTGGGTCGATGTACTCCTGGATTGCGTCGACGATGTCGGAGGCGAGCGCGTCGGCGCCGTCGGCGCCCGAGCTCGTCGGGCCCGCGACGATGAGGGTGACCTGCCCCGGCAGTGGAGTGTGCCGGCGCACCTTCACGCGCGTCACCTCGTCACCCTCGAGGCCGGGAGCGTGCTTGGCGTTGTAGATGTGCGCGGCGTCATTGCAGCCGCAGCCGAGCGTCGACCACTTCGCCGCGTCGTCGTTCGCGAGGCTGTCGTCGTCCTCGTCGTCGGTGCCGGGCGTCACGACGCCGGCCGGCGCATCGGCGAAGGTCAGGCCGGGGATCGCCGTGACCTGCTCCCAGCCGCCGCTCGAGCCGTTGTAGGCCGTGCCCGCCTTCGTCGCGAGCATGTTTACGTCGACGAAGCCGCTCGCCGGTACCGTCGGCGCGGTCACGCCGTCGTCGTTCAGCCTCGAGGTGAAGACCAGTCCGGTCGAGGTCTTCAGGACGAGCGCGTCGACCGCGATCGTGACCGGCGCACCGCCGGCGTCGGTTACCCGCACCTTCCGCGTGCAGAACGTCGCGCTGTCGCGCTCCTCGTCGTAATTCTGCTCCGACAAGAGCGAGAGCCAATCGCCCTTGGCGAGCTTCACGAAGCCGCCCGCCGCGATCTTCGGAACGAGCGCGTAGAGCTTCTGGGCGGCGCGCGCGAAGGCGGCGAGCAGCACGCGAGGGACCGAGGTGATCGCCCAGGAGTCGACATCGAAGGGCGTCGGCGAGGCCTTCAGGACAGCGAGCTCGTCGGTGACAACGTCCTCTTCCGTCGCAACGGCGAGCAGCGATTCGAGTGACGGTGCGGTCACGCGGCCTCCGGCAGGATGAACTCGGGCTCGAGCTGGCCGACCTTGAGCACGAAGGGAAAGACCACGACGTTCCCGTCATCGTCCTCGGTGACGAGCCCGAGCGTCGCGCGCACGGTGACCTTCTCGAGCTGCCGGTCATACGTGAGGTCGACGCTGCAGGTCTTCACGCGCGGGTCGCGCTTCGCCTCAATCACGAGCTTCGCGCGCCAGTTCGCCAAGACGGCGTCGTCGATCTCAGCGCCGAGGAGCTCGCGGAGATCGACGCCGGCGTCGGGGTCCGTGATGAGACTGCCGCGCGGGGTGAGCCAGAGACGCGCGACGGACTCAGCGACGACGCGCGGGCCCGAGATGATCCGAAAGTCCGGATCGAGCCCGCCGGTCCCGACGAAAGTCGAGATGTCCGAGCCGTAGTCGACCAAGGCGGCATTGCCCACGCCGCGGAGCCTACTCCGCTGGTGGGCAATCGCGCGAGGCCTTCAGGCCTTCAGTTTCGTCGCGCCCTCGCGGATCGTGCTCCGAAGGTCGACCACCACGTTGCCAGTGACCGCGATCGCCGCCGCGATCGCCGCCGTTGCCCCGGCGTTGTCGGGGATGACCGTGATCAGCGCCCCCGAATTGAAGACGAGTGCAGCGGTGCCGCACGAGACCTTGTCATCGACCCGCGCGACCGACTTCGTTCCCCCGTCGAAGTGCCACACCGTCAGATTGCTCGGCTCCGATGGGATCGCGACCATCCCCGCGGGGCTTCGGTCCTCGAAGACCAGGTGCACGCGCGCGCCCTTGCTCATCGAGATCGTCACGCCGGGCGGCGTTCGAAGGGGAACCTTCGCGGTGCCGTCGACGAGGCTCTTGTCGTCCGGCATGACGTCGACGGTCGAGAGGTCGGCCGACTGCGCGACAACCACGGCCCGGTGTACCGTGAGCCGGTCGATCGGCACGTCCTGGTGCACCAGCTTGCGGATCGCGGCCCGCAGCCGATCGGCTCCGTCGCTGCCGTACTCGACTTCGGCGCGCACCCCAGGACTACTAAAATAGTAGTCCACGGCCACGATGCGCCGCCCGCTGAGCGTCGTTCCGGGTCGGAGCGACGCCGCTTCGAGGCCGAGCGTCGCGCGCTGCTTCGACTCCGAGGAGGTGAGGACCTGCACCGCGGTGGTCGTCTCGGGCCACGTCTCGAAGCCGATCCACAACGACCCGTCGTCGAGGATGCGCCAGGAGGCGCCGGCGGCGTCGGCGATCTCCTGAATCGCGAACTTCGCCGTGCTCGAGAGGCGCTGCCACCGGGGGAGTACTCGCTCGAGCACCGCGGCCGACGAGCTGCTCGAGCGCGTCTCGCCGGCGGCCGCCAGGAGCTCGTCGAGCACGAGCTGGAGCTGAGGACCGGTCCATGCCTTCGGCGGGAGCTCCTTGCCGAGCCCCCCGCCTCCGCCGACGGCGACGACATGCGCCGCGCCGCGGAAGGTGCCCACCACCTGCGTCGTGCCGACCAGACGCAGCCCGGTCGCCTCGAGGGCAATCGCGCCGTGGGCAAAGTCAGCGGCGTCGACCAGGAGCTCGGCCTGCCAGGCCCCGAGGACCGGCATCAGGAGCCGTCCCGTGACACACCTCAGGCCGTTTGCGGTCAGGAGCATGCGGAGGCCCTCACGGCTTCGGCGTGCCCTTATCGGGCGACGTCGGGGGCTTGAAGCCGGGCGGAGGGGGCGGGCCGAAGGGCACGTTCGACCCGCCCTTGCCGTCGAGCACGTTCCCGCCGCCTCCCACGCTCTTGCTGGGCGTCTTGGTCGCACTCTTGGCCACCTTCGGGGGCGGCGCGAACTTCTTCGCCTTGACCTTCAGCGTCCACACCTGGCCCGACACCGTCGGCCCCTGCAGGTCGTGGAAGAGCACCGAGCGGACGCTGTTCATCGCGAGGAGCGGGTGCTCGCAGTCGTGCGGCTCGGCCTTCGCGTAGAGCTCGATGAAGGCCTCGCAGCGCGCGAGCTCGATGTCGAGGTCCTTGTCGTCGATCGTCTCGATCCACGAGCAGGTGATGTCGAAGCTCGGGAGCTTCTCGCCATTGATCGTGAGCGAGGCGCCGGTCGTCCCGCCGCCCTTCTTCTCGTCGAGGTCGAGCTGCCTCGAGGGAACGACCGTGACGATGCCGGGGAGCACGTTGCCGCGCAGGCCGACGACCACCATGCGCGCCCAGGCGCTGTCGTCCTCGCGCGGAACCGGAACGAGCGCTTCGCCCACGGTCAGCCCCCAGTCCCCGTCGCCGCGAGCTCGAGCTCGTCGACGAGCTCGGCCCGGATGCCACGCCCGATCGCGTGACCCTGAGCCTCCGCCTCGCCGAGCCCCATGCCCGGCGTCGCAACGACCTGCACGATGAGGTTCTCGATGCGGATGCCGCCGCCTGCACCGCCACCACCCGCAGCCGCGCCGGGGCCCGTGGCGACGTCCATCGCGCCGCCGATCGCGCCGCCGGCGAGCGTGTCGCCGACGAAGTTGTCGTTCGCGGCCTTGTCGACGCCGCCGTAGTAGCCGTAGACGGTGTCCTCGCCCATGTCGGCGAAGACCCGCGACGGCGAGTGGCTGTCGAGCTTGCCCTTCATCGCCGAGATCGCCGTGTCGCCCACGCCCTTCACCGCCGTGCCGACCGCCGGTGAGTTGCCGGTGATGCCGTCGACGAGGCCCTGCACCAGGTTGGCGCCGGCGCCGTACATCGCGTCGTAGATGCCGTCGAAGAAGTCGGTGATCGTCTTCCACTGGTCGGAAAACCAATCGCCGACGGCGCCAACAGCCGCCGGCAGCGTGACCGCGAAGAAGTCATAGATCGCGACGCCGACTTCGTAGACGACCTCGACGAAGCCCGCGACCAGGCCGGCGATCGCGATGACGCCGTAGATGAGCGCCGCCACGACGAAGCCGAAGATCTCGCCGATCAGCTTGAACCCGTGGATCAGCTTCTGGATGCCGGGGTCGCTCGAGTCGGTGAGGTTGATGACGTCCCGAAGCGGCCCGAGCATCTTCATCAGCGCGCCGAGGAAGCCCCCGCCGATGGCCTTCCCGAGCTCCATGAACGCGCTGAAGATCTTCAAGAGCGCGTGGATGTTCCCCGGGCTGAAGACCTCCTTGAAGAGGGGCCCCATCTGGCTGAAGCCGTCGACGATCGCCTTGATCGCCGCCTTCCCTTCGTCGCTCTTCAGCGCTGCCGTGAACTGCCCCAGGAGATCGATCAGCGGCTGCAGGTCGACGTTTTCGATGAGGTCGCCGAAGGCGTTCTTCAGCCTCTGCACGCCGCCGCTGAAGGAGTCGCCGAGGATCGTCTTCGCCTTCGATCCGAGCCCGGCGCCCTTGTCGATCTGCGTGTTGATCGTGTCGAGGATGCCCTGCATCCCGACGTCCGCGGAGATCTGCCCCGCGTCCATCGCGGCGATGATTCCCTGTTGGGTCATCCCCTTGAACTGGTCGTAGGTGCTCAGCGTCTGCGCGAGCTGCTCCTTCGAGATGCCGATCGACGCGAGCGCCTTCGTGTTCGGCTTGAACTCGCCCCCGGCCTCGAGCTTGTCGAACAGGCCCTGCAGCGCGCTCGCGGCCTCATCGCCGCCGAGCGCCTTGACGTCGAGCATCGCGGCGATGATGTCGCGCGACTCCTGCGCGCCGTAGCCGAGACGCCGGAAGCCGACGTAGAGCTTCTTCAGCTGATCATCGTCCTGTCCCGCGAGCTCGGCCATCTTGTCGAGCACGTCGGCGGCGTCCTGGGCGGCGCCGGCGGTGCCCTCGGTCACCTCCATCGCGGCAAGCAGCTTCCGATTCGTCTCGGTCGCCTCGACGGCCATCTTCGCGATGCCGGCTGCAGCTGCGGCCGCGCCGAGGGCTAAATACTTCAGCTTGTCGTAGGCGTAGCCGACGACCTCCCCGACGCCCTGGATGATCGGCTTCGCGGCGGCCGCGGCGCCCTTCACACCATCGAAGAATGAACCGAGCTTCGAGCCGCCCAGCTGCTTCGCCGCGCCGTAGAGGTCCTTCAGCGAGCCCGTGATCTTCTTCGCCGGGCCCGAGGCCACGTCGTAGAGCGCGAAGAGGGCCTCGAGCTTCTCCATCCGTCGTGGGCAATCCTATGTCACGGGCAATTCGCGCGCGCCGACTACTTCGGCTTGATACCGCCCATCGCGATCGCAAGCCCGCGAATCGCGATGGTGGTTTCGCCGACGAGGACCTCGCCGACGGCAGCCCCGATGAACTGGTCGTCGGAGTCGTCCTCGGCGACGCCGGTGAGCTCCGAGTGAAGGCGCTTCAGCCAGTGCCTCACGCAGGCCCCGGCGATCATGGGTCGGCTCCGCGCCTGGGCGAGCCGATCCGTTACAGTTTTCGGTAGTCGCCGCCCTTGCCGAAGCCGATCGAGACGGAACAGTTCGCGACCTCCTCGCAGACGAGCGGGCAGTCGAGCATGAGCGCGTCGAACTTCGCCGCCTGCTCCTTCGCATGCGGGAAGACGACGAGCTGCCGCGCGAGGTTCTCGATCGCGACGATCTTCTCGGCGGTCTTCTCCTTCGTCTGCGCGGCGAGGATCTGCGCGCGGCCCGGGTGCTTGAAGATCGCGGGGATGTTCACGAGCACGTAGAGCCGGCCCTGGTGCTTCGTCTTCAGCTCGGCGACGAGCTCGGGCGCGATGCCGTGCTTGGCGAGGATCTCGTCGAGCTCGACCTGCGCGGCGTCCGTCTCGGGGTCGACCGAGACCATCTTCGATTCGTTGTCCATGGAACCTCCTGGTCAAGGCAAAGGGCGCAGCAGGCTTCCCCGCTGCGCCCCCGCTGGTTTCGAGCCCGGCGACTAGGCCGCCCGGCGCTTGAACGGCTCGCTGCCGTTGTCGGTCTGCTTGATGGGCATGAGCCCGATGTCGACGATGGTGCCGGCTTCGGCCCCCGCCTCGGCGCTCTTCTTCGGCTTCACGATGCGCGCGCGGCACGTGTCCGTCTTCACGTCCTCGTTCGGGTACTGCCACTCGCCCGTGATCTCGACGAAGGCCTCGGTCCAGCCGATCCCCTTCGACTCGAAGTACGCGAGCACCGCGTGCCACGCGCCGAGCGTCATCGACATGCTCGAGTTGTAGGCGACGACGCCCTTGGTGATGTTGAGGGGGTAGACGCCAGGGCCGTACTGGTAGGCCGTCTTCACCTCGGTCTCGAGGTCGATCTTCGTCAGCGCGTAGAGCACGCCGTCGATCTTCACCTTCAGGCAGGCCCACGAGAGGGCGGGATCATCGATGTCGACCACCATGACGTGCTCCTTCCTTACTGCTCGAGCCCAAGCTCTTCTTCGACGTCGAAGGCGTAGTCCCACGCCTTCAGGCGCGTCTTGTACTTCACCTTGAAGGTCGTGGCGGTGACCTCGGCGCGATTCACCGTCACGCGTGCGCTGATGACCTCGCCCTGCTTCACGAGACCCTTGTCGAGCTCGGCCTCGAGGAGCTTCTCGATCGACTGCGCGGTCCCCTCGGTGAGGGTGCCGGCCGTCTTCCCCGCCGGCGGCGGGTTGGGATACGTCTCGACCTCGCCCGCGAGGAGCGTCAGCCCCTTCGGGCGCGTGATGTCCGCGGCCGCGTCGACCACGCGCATGTTCGGACCGAAGGTGAAGTCGCTCCCGGGCGCCGCCATCGTCGGCCAGTTGGTGATGAAGAAGCCGCCGGTCTGATCTTCGTGCTTCCGGAGCGTCGCGAAGCGCACGCCGGGGCCGGGGCGCTTGTTCTCGTCGTGGTAGATGGCCGTGATCGACGCCGACGTATCGGCCGTCGGCGCGACGCCGTCGGCGAAGGCAGCGGGGTTGCGGCGCAGGCGGTTGACGCGGATGCGGCCGGCGAGCACCCAGCCGCTCGAGCGCTTCGCCTTCCGCTGCGAGACCGCGGAGATGTGATCGCAGAAGCCGTAACAGAACGTGATCCGCTTCTGGGACAGCGAGAGCAGGGCAGTGTTCAGCAGGCCGTCGCCGGTCGAGTTGTCGGCGACGTCCGGGAGCTCGAGGAGGAAGTTGTGCCGGCGGCCGTTGGTCGCCGACGTGGCGAGCTTCGACGACATCGCCGAGAAGATCGTCGCCGCAGCCGTGGCCTTGTCGGTGTCGGTCGCGCCGGCTGCCTGGCCTACGACGTAGCCGAAGGCCCACTTGAAGCCAGCGACGTCGGCAACGTCGTAGACCGCGGTGAGGTCGGCCGAGACGAAGCCCGGCGCAGTGGTGGTGAACGTGTACTCCTCGTCGGCGACATAGGTCCCGGCCGCGAGGCCGAGCGAGAGCCCGGTGCGCGGGACGGTGACGGAGGCCGCGGTGAGCGTCTCCGCGCCGTAGTCGCCGCCGTTGAGCGCGACCTTGATCGTCGCGGTGGCGAGCGCACCGCCCTTCACGACCTTCACCTTCACCGAGAGGTTGAAGTACGGCGCGCCGCCTGGCGTGAGCGCCGGGCCCGTGCCCGTCTGCGTGACGCTCCCGCTGGTGCCGGCGACCGAGCCGTTCACCTTGCCGAAGTAGACCGGCTTCGTCTTGTCGACCTGGAGGAGCCACGCGACCATCTCCGGTCCCTCGCCGTCACCGACCTCGTCGATGCATGCCTGGCCGTCAAAGTAGGGCCCGTAGAGCGTCGCGGCGGTGCCGGACTGCGAAGTGCCGAAGACGATCCACACGTCCCGGGCGAGGAAGCCCCTGCCGAAGCCGAGGGCGCCATCGCTGATGGACTGCGAGATACCGGGAAGGGCGCTGCTCATCGTCGTGGTCCTCCGTGCTCTCCGTTCAGTGCGACTTCACGCCGGCCGCCGCGTCGAGCGCGGCCTTGTAATCGCTTCCCGTGACGACCTGGCCCGGGACCCACTTCTTGAGGGCCATCGCGGCGTGGTGCATCGGGTGCGCGCGCACAAGCTCGACGACCTTGCCCGCGGCGTTGCGGCTCTGGTGCTTGGTGCCGAACTGCGTGCGCCAGTCGGCCGGCTTCGGTGCACTCTTGTCCTTCTCGTCCTTGGGCGTCGTGAGCGACGGCTTGCCGAGGTCGAGATCGCACGGGTGGTCGATCTCGGCCGACGTCACGGGCAGCTCGATCTCCGCGAGGAGCTCGTCGACCTCGACTTCCACGGTCACCGCGTCGTCCGTCATGGTTCGTCCTCCGTCAGCTCGCCGTCACCAAAGTCTCCGCCGCTTGCCGCTTCGTGCTCGAGCACTGCGCCGACCACTGCGGGCAAAGTAGCAGAAGTCGTCGACGAAGCTGGACTATCACCCGCGACCGCTGCCGTCGTGGGCAATGTCGAGAGCGGGACTTCGAAGTACGCGAGCACCCGGATGCTCTCGCAGAGCCCGTCGGTGAGCTGCGTGAAGTCCTCATGCTCGAAGTACTCGAACTTCGACTTCGACCCCGACTTCTGCTTCCTCACCGCCGTAAAGAGCGCGGCCTCCATCGCCTCGAGGTCGTCATCGTTCGCGCCGAAACAGTGCACCTCGAAGACCACCAGCTTCGCCGCGGCGAGCGGCGGGTTCCGGTTGAGCTGCTGAATCGGCGACGTCGGGCGCGAGGGCGTTCGGACCCACACGTACTTCGGGGGCTTGGCCGACCTCCACGCCTTGTCGGTGCCGCGGAAACACGGCGCCGTCCCGGCGAGCGAAGCCGTCACCGCGTCGTAGAAGGTCTTCACGAGCCCGGACATCAGCCCGCCTCCTCGCCCGACGAGCTCGTCGCCTGGCCCTTGAGGATCTTGCCGAGGAGCTGCCGGAGCGAGCCTTGAATGCGCGGCCCCCAGACGGGACCGAGCCGATCGCCCTCGGGGAGCAGCTTGCGCGGCTGGCGCCTCGAGGTCCCCTTCTGCAGCGGAGCGGCGTGGCGCGCGCTGAAACCGAACTGCACGCCGGCGGCGAGCACGCGCTGGTAGGCGCTGCCGAGGAGCGTGCCGTGCCGAAACATCGGGCGCGCCGCGAGCGCGTCCTTCGCCTTCGGCCAGGAGGAGCCGTCGGGCCCGACGCCGGTCCGGAACTGCCGCTTCTGCTGCGAGCCGATCACCTTGCCCGCGCGCTCGACCAGCTTCTTCCGCGCCTCACCGCTGGCGATGCTCTGTGCGCGCTCGATGAGCTTGCTCAGCTTGCCTTCCCAATCGCCGAGGAGCGCACCGCGGGCCATCAGCTGAAGCCGCCGCCGTCGTCGAGCCAGCCGTCGGGCGTGCAGCTCGAGACCATGGGCGCGCCCTCGTCGTCGTTCGGCGTGGCATCGACGAGGTCGATCGGTTCGATCTCGCCCTTGCCCACGCTTTCCGCCCACGCGAGCGCGGCGACGTACGCGTTGTAGCGGGCTGCCTCGGTCTCGTTCTTCGGGTTCGTCCCGTCGCGCATGAGCACGAGCCATGCGGCGACGTCGCACGTGTAGCCGTTCAGGTCGTCGCCCCACGACGTGAAGGGGGCGACCTTCTTCGGCGCCATCCGCCCGGCGAGCATCGCGGAGGCGCGCTTGAGGAACTTCACCTTCCGCGGGCTCGTCAGTCCGACTGTCGCCTCCGGGGGCAACCCCAGATCGTCGAAGTCGGCTTCGGTGGCGAACTGCTGCGACACGAGCTCGGGCTCCTCTCCGGCTCATCGGCCGACCACGCGCCTCGAGACCATAGCCTCGAGGCGCGGGCGTCGACCTACGAGCTCAGCTCGGCTCGACGCGTGCGCACTTCCACCAGACGCCGAGCCCGGCCCGGCCGCGTGCACGCGAGCCAGCGAGGAACTCGTCGAGGTCGAAGACGCGCGGGTCGTCCGGGGAGACGCGGGGCACGAGATCCGGCATGTAGCGCGCGCCGAAGAGGAGCGGCTTCTCGCCGGAGACGTCGATGAGGTACCAGGTGCCGACTTCGCCGCCGAGCGACTTCACGAGCAGCGGCTTCGCCATGCCGGCCGACGTGTTCGTGCCCGCGCCGAAGGTGCTCGCCGTCGTCCCATCGAGGATGGCGATCGGGGCGTTGCAGATCTGCTTTGCCATGTCGGTGTTCGACGCCTCGTGAACGAGGTAGACCTCGTCGCCGAAGTCGTCGAGCGGCTCGTTGTCGGCGCCCTTCAGTGCCGCCATCGCCTGCCACACCGCGACGAAGTTTGGGCGGTTGAGGGGCTTCGCCGGGAAGAGGTTCGCCTGCGCCCCGCTCTTCTTGCCGAAGTTGATCAGGTGGTCGGTCGCGAAGAAGTTCTTCCCGTCGAAGCAGATCTCGCTCTTGCCCGCCTGGAGTCGATCGCGCACCAGGAGCTCGGCCCACTTGGCGGAGGCCTGCCCCATGCGGGCGAAGCGCTGCGCGTAGAGACCGATCTGGTCGTCCTCGATGTGCTCGCGCGAGATGCCCGTCGTGAGCTCGAACTTCTCGGCCGCCATCTTGTAGTTCTCGATGACGGCGTTCAGCACTTCGCGGGGGCCGGTCCACTTGCGGAAGCGCGGGAGCCGGTCCTGATAGGCGAGGAGGATCTCCTTCGTGATCATCGGCACGACGTTCACGAGGTTGTCCATCAGAGGCGTGGACACCTTCGCGACGCCCTCGTCGTAGTAGGTGCGCACGTTCTGGAAGACGAGCTTGAGGTTGTCGGGGGTCATGTCCATCGTGGGTTCCTCTTCTTCCTCTCGCTCGGGTTCAGGACGCGGTGGTCGGGATCGCGCCCGAGTGCGTCAGCAGGATGTAGAGCGCCGTGTCGGTACCGCCGGCCGTCAGCGCGGTGCCGAGGACGTTGCCGCCGAGCAGCGGGTCGGTCGCGCCACCGGTGTCGCTCGTGTCGGTCACGCCCTTCACGGACGCCTTCGCCTTGCCGGACGAGTCGGACTCGAGCTGCGCGCCGATGGTCTGCGCGGCCGCGGCGATGAACTTCGAGATGCCGAAGACGCGAATCTTCGCGACCTCCCCCGTGTTGGGCGCGTTCTGCAGGATGCCGCATGCGAAGTCGCCGGCGCCGCAGAGGGCGGCGGCCGCCGCGGAGTTCACCTTCACCGCGAAAAACTGCTTCGTGCGCAGGTCCGCCGCCGCAAGGAGCTCGATGTCGAACCCGGCGCGGTTCAGAGGGCTGGTGCCCACGCGGACGCGCGCGCTCGTGCCGTCGTCGCCGAGCCCCTCGAAGATGCCGGCCTCGAGGCGCGTCCCGGCGGCGCTGGTGCGCGCGACGGTGTGGTTGTCGACGACGTAGCAGAGGTTGCCCTTGTCGGCGGCCGTGAGCGCGTCGGTCGTCGCCGAGTTGTCGAGCTGGGCGATGCCGCGGAAGAACTCCGCGGTGATGCCGCCGGCGGTGTGCCCGGTGACGGTGTTGTCGTAGTCCGCGCGCGCGATGCCGCGCGGGCCTCCGATCCAGTTCGCCGAGACGGGCGTCGCCCGGCCCGCCGAGTCGAGGCCGACCAGCGTCCCGACGGGGATGTAGACGTTGTCGGCGACGGGCGCGGAGTCGACCTCGGGGATCGCGCCGCCGCTGCTCATCGTCGTGTCGCGCTTGCCAGTGCTGTCGGTGTAGTCGGCCATGTTCTTTTCCCTTGTCCTTCCTCAGGTCACTCGGGCAGGTCGGCCGCCCGCTCGACGCGCTTCTCCCACGCCGCCTTGATTCGGCTCGGCGTGAGCCCCATCAGGCGCATCACCTTCTTCGCCTCGGGCGACGTCACGTCGGGCGGCCCGCCGTAGAGCATCTTTCCCTTCACGCTCGAGAGCGCGAGCGCGTGCGGGAGCGCGGTCGCCCCCTCGGTCACCTGCGTCGGCTCCGGCGCCTCGTGCCCCTTGTCGAGGACCGCGCGGCGCGTGAGACGCGAGGCGACGCCGGCGAGCTGCTCGGGATCGGCGCCGCGGAGCTTGCCGTTCGGATCGGGCTTGCCGGTCGCGTCGACGCGCTTGGCGCCGCACTTCTCGAGCCAGAAGTCGCGGTCGGCCGGCGGGAACTTCTCGGCGTTCTTCTCGAGGATGAGCTGCAGCTCGCGCTCGCGCGCGTCGGCCTCGAGCTTCACGGCGCGATCGAGCGCGGCCTGCGCGATCTCGCCGGTCTTCGTCATGCCGGCGACGGCACCGATCGCCTCCTTGCAGGACTTCGCGCCCGTCGCGCGGAGGAGCTCCTGACGCTCGGCGAGGGCCGTCTCGACTTCGGCTTCGGTGGCGGTCTCCGAAAGGCCCAGGCTCAGCGCGATCTTCTTCAGGTCCATGTTGCTCGATCCCTTCCGTGAGAGCGCCACCAGGGCAGCGACAGTTGATTCGAAGCTGCCGACGCCGTCGGCCATGCCGGCGTCGACCGCGGACTTGCCGATGAGCGTGCCGCCCCCGCCGAAGTCCTTCATGACCTTCGCCGCCGAGACGCCGCGGTTCGTCGCAACGGTGCCGACGAAGACGTCGGCGATCTCGTCGATCTTCGCCTGCACGAGCGCGCGACCCTCGTCCGTCGTCGGATCGGTGCGCTTGCGGGGAGACTGCGTCGAGACGATCTCGATCTTCTTCGAGGCCTCGTCGGCCTTCGGGTTCGCCATCACCGCGACCACGCCGATCGATCCGACCTCGGCCGTCGCGTCGACGATGACCTTGTCTGCCGCGCTCGCGATCCAGTACGCGGCCGAGCAGGCCTGGTGCCCGACGTAGGCGTAGATCGGCTTCTTGCCGCGCGCGGCGCGCACCATCTCGGCGAACTCGTTGATGCCCGAGACCTCGCCCCCGGGCGAGTCGACGTTCAGGAGGATCGCCCTCACGTCCTTGTTCTCGAGCGCCGCGGTGAAGTCGCGCGCGAGGATTTCGATCGACGTCGCGCCGCTGACCTGCGTGAACAGGTTCGCGCGGCGGAAGACCGGGCCGACCATCGGGATGATGCCGACGCCATCGCGCTCTTCGGCGACCTGGGTGTTGCCGAGCGGGCGACCGAGACGCGCCTCGAGAGCCTCGAGGTCCTCGCCCTCGCCCTTCGCGATGTTCAGGATCGTCTCGAGCCACTGAGCGCTGATCGCCCAGCTGAGGGACGCCGCGAGCGCGTACGCCGACGCGCGCTTCACGAGCTCACCTGCTTTGCCCACGTCACGCGTGAACGCATAGCAGGTCTATACAGCACACGTGGGCAATCGCGCGCCGGTGAAATCGGCGCGCGAGCTCAGCCCCCAGGCGGTGGCGGGGCCCGTTGCTGGTCCGGATCGGGCGGTGGGGCTGCCGGCGGCGTTCCTCCAGGAGGGGACGCCGGGGAGACACCGCCCGGTTTCTGCTCGCCCGGCTCGGGCGTCGTCTCCTCTTCCTCCTCCTCGTCGAGGGGGTTCTCGTCGCCGCCCTTGAGCTTGTCGAGGTCCTCGACGCCGGCGAAGCGCACGATGATCGCGCGGGCCTCGTTCACCGTCACGAGCGGCCCGGTGACGCCTTCACGAAGCGCGCGCACCGCCGTCGAGACCTGCGAGAGGATGTTCGATCGCTTCGCGTTGTCGGCAGGAGGCGCCGGGTCGTAACAGGTGCGCGGCGCGAGGTCCTCGGAGCCGTAGTTTTCCTTCGCGTAGGGCATGAGGACCTGGTCCTCGATGAAGTCCGCGAAGTCCTCGGCGTCCGCCTCGACGCGGTCGAGCTCCTTCGCCTGGCCGCCCTCGGCCTGCTTGTACGAGCCGGGCGAGCCGTGCGTGGTGAGCGTGGAACCGTTGACGGCGACCGCGAAGCTCCTATCGCAGTAGTCGATGAGTCGCTGAAACCCCTCGCCCTTGTTTGCTTCGGTCATCGCGACGTCGACGTCGAAGCCCTCTGGCAGCGCGATGACGGGGTCGCGGCCGAGGTTCTTCACGGCGCGGAAGAAGCGCTTGATCACGTCCTTGTTCGACACGCGCGCTGGCGTCTTCGCCTTGCGGATGCCGAGCCCGTAGAGCTCGACCGCGCGCGAGAAGCTGTTGAGCGCCGCGACCTTGATCACCCAGGGGACCGCGAGCGACCGCACGAGCCCTTCCATCCACGGCCGCTCGTCCCATTCCGTGCCCCCGAAGAGCACCCAGCGCCCATCGCCCGGTGTGAACCTCACGGTGCCCTTGTCGAGCGTGTTCATCTGGTAGCCCTTGAAGGCTTCGTTCCAGCGCAGGTGCTGGGGGTGCCAGATCTTCAGCGAGGGGATCCACTTGTCGTCGCGCTCGGTCTTCGGGAGCTCCCCGGGGGCGAGCCCCATCATCAGGCGCCAGCGGATGAAGCGTGCGAGGTGCCGCTTCCGGAAGCGGCGGGGCCACCACTCCGCGACGTCGTTCGCAACGGCCTGCGCCTGGCGCTGGTCGCCGACGAGGGACTTCTTCACCTCCATCGGCAGCCCGAGCATCGCGAGGATGCGCGTGTCGAACTGGTTCCGGATCTCCGGGTCGCGCAGGATGTGATCGCTCAGGAGCGAAGAGCGCGAGAAGTCGCCGAGCTCGTGGGCGACGAGCGCGGCGCGCACGCCATCGACCTTCCAAATCGGTGCCGTCTGATTCGGCAGCTGCATTGCAGCCGCGCCGATCGGGGCAAAGGGGCTCGCGTTGATCATCGTGGTGGCCTCGCTTCCTGCCTAGCTCTACCCGTCTCCGAAGTACTCGTCGTCGTCTTCTTCGTCTTCGTCCTTGTAGAACCCATCGTCGAAGGGGTCGGCGCCAGGCTCGGCGACGCCAGCGGCGCGCTTCCACTCCCGGTCGTCGGCCTTCTTCTTCGACCCCTTCGTCGAGCGCGCAACCTCCATCACCTTCTCGGCCTCGGCCGAGCTCCCGGGCTCGAAGACGGCCAGGCACACGCCGTCGGCGCGGTCCGGCGAGCGCTTGAGGACCTTCTTCATCTCGTCCTTCGACGAGATGCGGATCTTCCCGGCCGGGTCGATCTTGTAGGTCGGCGCCACGCACTCGGCGACGAGCTTGGAGTCGTCCGGGATCGCCCCGCCGCCCTCGAGGAAGAGCCGGAGCCGCCACCAGAGCTCGTCGCGCATCCGGTGGAACTGCGCGTCGGCGTCCTCGTCGCCGGCGTCGGTCGGCGGATCCTGGGCGTGGATCGCGTGCACCTCGATGCCTTTCTGCGCGTCGAGGAGCGCGAAGACGGCGGCGCCGAGCCCGGTGACGTCGACGTTGACGATCGGCTCCTCGCCGAGCCGGCGCTGGTCGATCACCATCTTCATCACGGCGGCCGCGACCTCGGTTTCGTCCTTTCCGAGAAGCGTCTGAGGACGGCTCACGAATAGCCCGCGACGCCACGCCATCGCGGTTTCATCGCCTCCATACCGCGCGACGTCGACGCCGATCCGGAGGCGATCCTTCGGCATCGGGCCGCGCGCCATTGCGTGCCACCGCTTGTTCGCCTCGGTGACCATGTGCAGCGAGATGACGGCGTTGTCGGCCTGCTTCGGGAAGTCGCCGCGCACGCGCACCGCGTAGAGGGGCGAGTCGACGCCCCACACGCGCTTCTTTTCATCCACCCATTCGCGCGTCGCGAGCCCCGGGATCGGCGGCACGACGGCGGCCGCCTCCTCGCTCGAGATCTGAACGCATTCCCACTCGCCCGCCTCCTCGTGGAACGCGCGGAAGAACGCACCGCTCGTCTTCGTCGGGTTGCTGAAGAGGATCACCAGCGCGCCGCCGGCGGCGTTGCCCTCGATGGCCTCGAAGATCTCCTCGCCGATGCCCGAGGCCTCGTCGCACAGGTAGAGGACCGCCGGGCCCGAGATGCCCGCCATCTTCTCGGGCTCGTCGGTGCTGAAGCCGACCACCTCGCGCCCGTCGGGGTACTGCAGCCCCGTCTCCGGGTCCTTCGCGAAGTCGCCGCCGATCGGCCAGCGCGCGCGGCGGTAGAGACGCCGGAGCTCCTTCCAGAGGATCGCCTTGATCTGGCGCGCGCTCGCCGACGTCATCACCACGCGCGCGCGGTCGCGCGTGCAGTACCACCAGAGCGCGAGGATCGCGGCGGTCGTGCTCTTGCCGACCTTGTGGCCTGAGCGCACGGCGAGCTTCCGCTTCCCCTTCTTCGAGCGCCGCTCGAGGACCATCGCGCAGCCCGCGGCCTTGTCCAGGAGCTCGCGCTGCCGGTCCCACACCTCGGTGTCGAGGACCTCGCTCGCGAACAGCGCGGGATCGTCGCGCCACCGCTCGACGCCAGCGAGCGCGGCGCGGTCGTAGATCTCCGCGGCCGTCCCCTGGCCGAGCAGCTCCTCCACGTCGAGCTCGACGAGCTTCGGCGGCGTCGACGCGCGCGGCTTCACGCGCCGCTTCGACGCCGATCCGCTCTTCGGCCTACTTCTTCGGGAAGCCGCGTGCGAGGAAGCCGGCGAGGTCATCGATGCTCTTTCTCGCGTCGGGCGCGTCGGCGCCGACGTAGTGCAGCTTCATGTCGATGAAGCGTGCGTAGTTCAGCCAGAGCGCCTTCCCCTCCGAGATCAGCATCTGCCGCGGGATGCTCCCGAGCGGAGCCCGCTTCTTGTTGTCGAGCGCGCGCTCGAGCTTCTTCAGCTGCCGCACGATCGCCTTCATCCGGTAGTCGAGCACCAGGAGATCGGCCGGGAGCTTCTTCTGCAGCTCGCCGCGCACCGTCGCCTTCGCGACGTCCGCGCGCTCCTTCTGCGTGTCGGCGAGGAAGCTCGCGATCGTCGTGTGCGAGACGCTGACCTTGTGCTTCTTCAGGAGCCACGCCTGGATCCACCGCGACGACTTGTTCATCGCCGCCTGCGCGAGCACGTGCTGCTCGAGCGTGGGGCTCAGTGCGCGAGAGCGACCCATCGCGTCCTCTTCTTGGCCTTCACAGGCTTAGTTGTACAGACCGTCCGCGGCGGCCGCTTGTAAAGCAGGTGTGAACCGCCGTCGATTGCCCGGAAAAACCGTTGCGTGGTGGGCAATCGATATGGGCAAAACACCGAACCACCCCATACGCAAATTGTAGCTGTAAACGGGAAAGAGGCGCCTCCTGTCCGTTCTCGTTCACACCCAAATTGACTACGGGGGTGCCCCCGACACAGCTGCAGCGGAATCGTTGTAAATCGGTCGTTCGAGCCCCTGCACGTGGCCGATGAGGTGAGGGGTGGGCCGGAACCACTCGCCGACCTTGTCACGCCAGGCTGCGCTGCCCTGCTGGTCCTCCCTGCGAAGAAGGCGCGATTCGTTGAACTGCTGATGACGAGCCTGCTCGAGCGAGTGGCTTCCTCTCTCGAGCCCCACCATCCACACAGGGAATGGGCTGAACGTTGCTGCCGAGCTGATGCGGTCGGCGAGCTTCGAGGTCTTCCCGATCTTCACGTAGCGAGAGATCTGCAGGTAGTAGATCCAGCCCCCACCCAGCGCGTCGAGGGCGCGCAACTCCTCCCAGGTGAAGACCGTTGCGATGGGCTCCGCCAGGCCCGCAGTGGACTGAAGCTGCACGAGCTTCTTCTCGAGGCGCTCGACCTTGGCCAAGAGGTGGCGAATCGATTCAGGTTCGACCATCAGCACCTCGGCTCGATGCGGATGCGCACGCCGTGGTAGCCCCTGGGCCCCTTCTCTCGCCTGCACAGGTACTCGACCAGGTCGTCACGCCGATCGTCGATGCCGAGCCACTTCGCGACGGCGTCTCGTACGTGCTTGAGCGCGCCCCAGACGTTGTCGCTGTCGATGTGGCCGAAGGAGATGCGGGTGAGGGTCACGCGCAGGGGAGGGTTATAGGGGCATCGGAGCGTTCGGGAGCGGAGGGCATTGCCCACGAGCTCGTGCTGGGAGTCGACGTGCTTCTTAGTGGTGAACCACGCCTCGTGCCGGGAGCGGTTTGCTTCCGACCTGGTGTGGACGGGGACGAGGAGCTCGAGGTGCGCGGGCAGCTCGACGCCCTCGATGGCGGGCTTGCGCCCCCTCGAGCGCGGCGAGCTGCTCGACGCCGTCGACTTCACGGCGAGGCCTCGACACCGTTCGACTTCGCCGGCTTCTTCGGCCGCATGATCTCGACGGTGGTGCCCTTCTTCTTCCCGGGCACGCTGACACCCTTGCCAGCGCGGAAGGCATCGGCCTGCTCGGCGGTGAGCTTGTACTCCTGGTCGTCGTCACCGATGAAGACGCCGCCCTTCCCCGTGCGCGCGGCCGTGGCATCCGGGTGCTCGTCGTCCTCGCCCTTTCCGGCCTTCCCGCGGTCGCCCTTGCGCGCCGGCGTCGTGGCCAGCTTCTTCCCCGCCGTCTTGTCGAAGAGCCCGCCCTGGCGCACCGCAGCGGCCCGCTCCGGGTCGTTCGTGATGGTCTCGATGAGCTCGCCAGTGTCGGCGCGGAAGACGTCGATCGCGCCGTTGGCGAGCCCCGGCTTCTCGTAGACGCTGACCTCGCGCATCTCGTGGCCGGTGTCGATCTCCTTCGAGATGCGGGTGATGTCCTTGCGGATGTCCTTCACCTTCACGCGATACTCGGCCGCCTTCGCGCGCGCGGCGCCGAGCTGCGTCTCGAGCTCGATCTCCTTCTTCGAGAGCAACGGCCCTCGCTCGTTCACCTGCTGAGGGGACAGCTTGCACGGGAGCTCGCGGACGAGCCCCGACGTCTTCTTCGCCATGTTCAGACCTCCTGTCGTTCGTCGAATCGAATCGCGTCGTCTTCAAACCAGAACGGGAACACTCCCTCGCGCCCATTGCGCATCTTCGGGAGATGGATCTCTGCGTGGTGGCGAACCTTCGCCGCCTCGAGCGTTTGCTTATCGGCAAGCCTCTTCCACGGGCGCCGGATGTGGATGGTCGCGTCGGCGATCTGCTTGATTCCCGAGCTGCCGAAGAGGTCACCGTTGTTGGGCGCGTGGTTCGACTGCGCCGCGGCGTCCTTGTACTGAGTGAGCACTACGACCGCGACCTTCTCGTCCTTCGCGAGATCCTTCAGCGCGACGCACGTCTCGCGATACGCCTCCGCGCTCGTCCCCTCGTTGTGCGACGAGCGGTGGCTCATGAGCAGGAAGTGGTCGATGGCGACGAGGCGTAGCTGCGTGCACGTGCACGCGCGCGTCTCGTCGTTCGCGCGGCAGCGCGGACACTTCTCTTCTGCGTAACGTTCCTTCACGCTTCGAACGAGGAAGCGCAGTCCTGCCATGTCGATGCTCGACGTGTCGTCGAAGTGGATCGGCTTGTTGCGCACGGTCGCGAAGGCCGCGTCGATGCGGGCGATCTTGAAACCATCGAGATCCGCCCGCGGCTCGCCCTGCTCGTCGAGCTCCTTGCCGGAGCAGATCTCCATGTTCGTGACGTGCACGCGCCGGAGCTCGCCGGCGTCGGTCGGTCGGCAGTGGGAACCGACGTTCGCCTCGAGGAGCACGGCGCGCTGGGTCGCCTCTTCCGTCGGCATCTCGCCGCTCCAGAAGAGGACGCCGATTGGGTGCCCGTCGTAGTTGCGACCGGCCATGTGATTGACGACCTGATTGACCCAGGCGCTCTTCCCTTCACCCTCGAGCGCCGCGACGAACGTCACGGTCCCGAGCCTGAGGCCGCCCAGCGCGAAGTTGAGCCGGCGCCACGGCAGCGGCAGGCCGAAGGCCTCGCGCTTGCCCGCCCACGCATCCTGCAGCTTCTCCCTCAGCGACGCGACGGCTTCACTCGCCGACACGAGCGAACGCATCGCGCCATCGCCGGTCTCGATTGCTGCGCCGAGTCGGCGCCGCGCGTCGACGAAAAAATCTTTGGCGTCGCCGTAGTCCGACAGCGCGCCGCCGACGATGATCTCGCAAGCCTCGATCACGCCGCGGATGCGGTGTTTCTCGCGAACGATCTTCGCGTGCGCCGACACGTGCGCGACCGCCGGCGTCGCGTCCATGATCCGCGCGAGGTAAGCGGCGCCGCCTACGACCTGCAGCATCGATGTCTCACCGTGCGGAGCGGTACCCTGCTCGAACGACATCACGTTCTTGCGCAGCTGCTCGGCGATCGTCTGCACGTCGATCGGGATGCTTCGCTCGGCGAGATCCCAAACGACCTTCGCGATTTCTAGGTTTGATCGGTTGTGGAAGTGCTCCGGCTTCAGGCCCGTCTCGAGGACCTCGAGCATCGCGCGCTTGTTCCCCAGCATGACCGCGGAGAGCACGGCCGCCTCGGCCTCTTCGTTCGCCGGCGTCTTGCGCCCGTGCAGGGGGAAGACCGCCTTGACGATCTCGCGGATGAAGCGCGGCATCAGTAGATCGCGGCCTTGTACAACTTCGGAATCGCCTGCCCACCACCACCAGGACCCGAGGGTCTCGGCTCGACCTTGCGCCGCTCACCTCGACGGCAGTCGTTGAGCACGTGCTTCACGGCGTGCTTCTCGACCGCGGCGAGCACGGACGCCGGCGTCATCTGCGGGAAGCGTGTGAGCTGCTCTCGCGCGTAGGTCACGCCCTCCATCGCCGCGATCGCCGGCGTCACGCCGTCACGTCTCGCGCAGGGCTCGGCGAGGACTGCTCGACGGATGCGAGCGGCGACGACCTCGAGGTGCGCTTCGGGGTACAGGTCGGACCCCTGGCGAAGCTCCTCGAGGACGAGGTCGTCAGGGGCCTCCGTGACGGCCTCGTGACGGGTATCCGCGTCACGGCCGTGACGGCCCGTGACGGGGTTCGTGACGCTTTCTCGTTCCCCCTCTGCAGACTGAAAGGGGGGGGTGTCTCCCTCTCCTTCTTTCGTAGAAGGAGCAGAGAAAGAGGGATCAGAGAGAAGATCGGAGCAGCCGCGCGCGAGGCGCGGCGAAGCCGGAGCGTGACGCTCCGTGACGGCCTCGTGACGGGTATCCGCGTCACGGCCGTGACGGCCCGTGACGGGGTTCGTGACGCGCTCCGTGACGTCACGATCCGTCACGCTGGCGCGCGGGCTCAGGGTGCCTCCGGCGAGTGCCTCCTCGGCCTCCAGAGCGCGCTTCTTCCACGCAGCCAGCATGGTCTCGAGGCCCTCGATGCGGACCTTCGCGGCGACGAGTTGCGTCTCGGCGTCCACCGCGGATGCTCGTCGCTCTCGTGCTGCGCGTGCGCGCTCGGCGTCCGTTTTTGCCACGCTAGGGGTGCCTTTCGAGCCAGCGGGAGACGTCGAGCACGATCTCGTTCTGCGCACGGATGACGTTGGCGCCGGCGAGGGCGATGAGGTTCCGCTCGAGCAGCTCGTCGACGCCGGCGAGCATCTGCGGGGTGCGCAGCGGGGCCATCGTGTCGGCCCGTCCGGGGATGCCGAGGGTGATGAGGCCGTTCGGCCGCGCGTGACGCGCGAGCGCGGTCAGTGTCGCGAGTGCGTTCGGTGACATCTGAACGCGTTGAGTGCGAACGGGTGCAACGTGGTGCACTTGCATGCGGGCTGTCGGGCTCACGCTGCACCTCCAGCGCGGCGCAGCGCCTCGAGGGCGGGCAGAGCGTCGAGCACCAGCGTGGCGAGCTGCTCGGCCTTCTCGAGCGACGTCGTCGAGTCGGCCGCGGCGATCGCGCGGAGGACCTCGACGGCGCGATCGCCGAGCTGCGTGGTCACCGCGTGGTCACCGCCGATCGCGTTTGAAGCTGCGCGCCCAGGAAGATTCGAACTTCCGACAACTGGTTCCGTCGTGACGCCGGCGAGCTCGAGCAGCTTCTTCAGCAGGCGCGGGATGCGACGCCGGCGAGCTCCGCGCTCCGTCGGGAAGACGAGGCCGTGCTTGTTCTTCGGGCAGTACTCCGGGAGCAGCTCGAGCCACGCGCGCGCGGCCTGCAGCGCGTGACCGAAGACCGGGAGCTTGCCGATCCGGCGCCCCTTGGGGAGCCTGCCCGGCGAGCCGAAGCGAATCGTGACGCGCGGACGCTCGACGTCGGCGCCGACGACCAGGTCGGGGAGCTCGAGGTTCCAGGCCTCGCCCGGACGGCACGCGACGCCGGCGACGAAGAGCACCATCAGGCGCGTCGCGACGAGCTCGCGCTTCACGCGCGGTGTCTCGTCGAGCTGCTCGATGTCGAGCTCGTGGACGCGCCGCTGCTCCTCGGGAGTCAGCACGGTCCACGGTTCGTGCACGACGGAGGGATCCTTCTTCGGCGGCTTCACGCCGGCGGCGGGGTTCTGGCCGATGAGCTTCTTCGCGCGCGCGTGCTCGAGCACGGCGCGGAGGAGGTTCAGCGTGTTCTTCACCGTCGAGCGCGCGCGCCGCTTCGCGAGGTCGTTTCGCCACGCGATGACGTCGTCCTCGCAGAGGAGCGCGAGCGGCTTCGTCGCGATGTCGTGCCGGAGCACGGCCTTCCACCGATACTTGTCGTCCTTCGAGCCGCCGATGCCGGCGGCGACGCGGGCGCGCATGACGCCGTCACCGATGTCGGCGAGCGTCGGGGCACCTGCAACGAGCGGCCTTGCATCGCCGGCGGCGTAGAGCACGAGCGCGGCGTCGAGCTCGTCGTGCGCCTGGTCCTCGGTGGGGAAGACGCCAAGGGACGGCCGGGCCGGATCGCACGAGCGCGGCAGGCGCGCGATGAAGCCCTTGCGGTGCGGCGCGACCGTGCCGGTCCCCGGTTCCCTTTTCTTCACCACGCGCGAGGGCTTTTCGGCACTCGCGGACATAAGAGGCTCAGGCTCTAGAACGGTCGTCATCGGCTTCGTCCTCCTCCCCCGGTCACCACTGCGATCCCACGGCGTCTCAGGTTCTCTGCTGCGCGGTCGACCAGCTTCGCATCGACTGGGCCGCGCGGTCGCGGCGGCGCACGGCGCGGCGGCTTTCGAGGCCTCGTCGGCGCCGGCGCGGCGTCGTTCGCAGCCTCGCGCGCCTCGGCCTGCTGGTCCTCGTCGTCGAGGACCGCGAGCGCGGCGATGAGCAGCTCGCGCAAACGTGCGACGCCGGCGGGCCTCATGGCTCGAGGTCCTCGTCGGGCACGGTGAGCTCGTCACCGAGCTCGTCACCGGTGTCCGGGTGATCGACGGCGAACATCCGCGCCGTCTCTTCCACCGGCGGCAACGTCACCTTCGGCACGAGGTGGAGCGCCGCCGTCGCGAGCCTGCGCAGGGGCGTGGCGTCGTCGCCGGCGAAGGCCGCGAGCTCGCGGAGCGCCTTCGGCCCGAGCCGGCGGAGCGCGCGCGACTCGATCTGCCGCACCCGCTCGCGCGTGATGTTCATCACCCGGCCAACGTCCTCGAGCGTGGCCTCCTGCCGGTCAGCGACGTCGAGCGCGCACGTGTCCGGCATCGTCTCGAGGTCCACGTCGACCTCGCCATCAGCCGACTCGGGCTGCGGGAAGACCACCTTGATCGAGCCGTTCAGCTCGTTCACGTCGAGGGCTAGGTGGTGGTGGCAGCTCACCCACGGACACGGGCGCACGGCGTTCACGCAGTCGCCGCGGGTGCGCGGGCGCTCGTCGTCGGCCGAGGCATCCGGCGGGTAGAGCATCGTGAGACGCTTCAGCTTCCCCACGGGGAAGCGCTTCGCGTTCACCGTCTGAGCGCGGTCGGGGCGATGGCGCGCGGACCGCTCGCGGTCGTAGGCGCGCACGCGCTCGAGCTGCTCGGGCGTCATGTCCTCGCGACGCTTGAAGGCCAATACGATCACGCCGCCGGTCGCTTCGGTTGGGTCATGGCCTTGCCGTCGAGGATGCGGCGCACGAAGTTGGCGTCCCGGTTGCGCTGCATCGCCTGCGTCGCGACGACTAAATCGGGGTGCGTGCTCAGTTCGTCGCCGGCGAAGCCCACGACAGCGAAGCGATCGCCGTCGGCGGGATCGAGCTTGGTGCCCTCCTTCGCCGGAGCCTTCCGCTTGGAGCGAGGCTTTTCGTCGTCCTCGTCTTCCTCCTCCTCGAGGTCCTCGTCGACGTCGGCGGGATCGACCTGCTCGCCGTAGAGCGGCGTGGGGATCGGCGCAGGAGGCCGGCCGGGGGTCGGAAGCGGCGTGCGCGCGTTCTCGGGCCCGAACCAGCGCGTCCTTACGCCGTTCGGTTTCTTTGCTGCCGTCGGCGCCGGCGCCGAGTCCCGCCCCTCGACGCCGTTGCCTGCAGGGGACGCTTGCGGCTCCCCCGGCGGGTCCTCGGGGAGCTTCTCTTTGCTCAGGCGCGTCGTCTCCGATGAAGCAGCGGGGCGACTCGGCCGAGCTGCACGCGCCGCATGCGGCACCTCCCTTGGTGAAGCGACGCGAGGCGCCCGCGTCGACGTGGTCTTCGTGCGCGGCCGGCGCGGTGGTGAGGGATCCGGCGGCGGCTCGTCGTTCGACGGCGCCGGCGAGGTCGGTGCAGCGTTCGTGTCCCACGCGCTCAGCACCACCGTCTTGAAGTGCTGGCCGAGCGTCGGCGACACGTTCGCGCGATCGAAGAGCGAGTTCAGAATGAAGAGCGCACGACGGAGCAGATCGAGATCATCGTCGGAGATGAGCAGCGCGCGCGTCGCAGGCGTCGCGTCCAGCACCTGGTCGACGACGATCGGCGGCGGGGGCGGAGGCTCCTCGGCCGGTGGCGAGGCGGGGATCCGTCCGCGCGCAGGACCTCGCGGCTTCTTCTTCGTCGCACGTGCGGAGCGCTTCGGCGGCGGCGAGCTCGCGCGCGTCGCAGGCGTCGCGTCCAGCACCTGGATCGTCGTGTAGTCGCCCGTCTCGTAGGTGATGCGGCCGGTTTTCTTCAGCGCGCACAGCGCCGAGCGCGTCGGCGCGATCGCGAAGCCGGAGGCGCTCGCCATGGCTTCGATCGTGGTGGCCTTCCCCGCGCGCTTGCGGAGGTACTCGAGCAGCTTGTCGGTCTTCGTCATGTCGAAACCTCGCTCCTTCCCTCTGCAGCTGCAGCCGCGGCTTCGAGCCCGGCGCGCGCTTCTTTCAGCCGTTCGACTTCGTAGCCGGCGACGATCGCCTTCAGCTTCGTGTTGTCCTCGCGAAGCTGGTCACGTTCGTAGGTGAGGTCGCGGATCGCTCGCTCGACCACGCCGACGCGCAGGAGCACGAGCTCGACGGCGCCGCGGATCGCCTCGACGCTCACGTGCGCTCCTTGCCGAGCGTGCAGGTGCTCTTCTTGTGCCCGAGGGCACCACACCGACCGCAGCGCTGCGGGCTCTCCTTGCGGTTGCGGAAGACGGAGCAGCCGCACCGCTCGACACAACAGCGGGTCGACGACTCGGCCGAGAAGGACTTCGAGCGTGCGACCTCGACGCCGTTGACGGTGATGGAGAGCGCTGACGCGCTCATCGTCGTGTAGACGTGCGCCGTCTGCCGGTGGCCGCACACGCAGGTCGCGTGACGCTCAGGCCGCGGCGGCGACATCATGGCCGTCATCAGACGAGCCCTCGGTCACGATCGAAGATCGCCTCGTGCTCGGGCCGCACCTCGACGGGCCCTTCCTCCGGCCACGAGAACGGGAAAGCGAGGACGCAGACCCCAGGCGTGAGCATGACGACCGGCAGCTTGAACCAGTCGACGACGATCGGGCGCCACTCCCCGGATGGGTTGCTGGAATGCTGAGCGCTCATCGCTCGCGCGCCTCCGCCCGCTCACGCCGGAAGCGTTCGACGACGCGCTCGAAGCTGTCCTCGTCGAGGGCGAGGAGGAGCGCGAGAGGAGCTGAGCCGCCCTGCACGTCCTCGCGACGAAGCCAGCGCATGGCCAGCGCGCGCGAGACGCCGAAGATCGCGGCGACCCACTCGTGCTTCTCGGCCCCGAAGACCTCGAGGAGCAGCTCCGCCGCGCGCTGCCGGAGGCCAAGCATCCGGAGATTGACACGTGCGCGCCCGAGCAATTGCAGGCGTTCAGTAGCAGGGGCCGCCTGATTGTCTCCGCGCGAGCGCGCCTCGAAGCGTTCGTGGTCCATCGCAGTGCCTCCCTCGGCGAGTCAGGACGAGTCGGAGCGAGTCAGTTCAGGGGCGAAGCGAACGGCGAGCGGTCCCCCGCGACCTTGTCGGCCAGGCGGAAGAGGACGAGCGCGATGCTCAGGCGCACCACGTCGACGGCGACGCGCGCGGTCTCGAGCCAGCCGCGGGGCGGGATGTTCCACATGGTCAGGCGACCGCGGACTCGAGCTCTGGGAACGCCGCGACGATCTTCCGGAGCACCCGAGGGCTTGGATCGTTCGTCTTCAGCTCGAGACGAGCGAGTGTCGCGAGTGAGATGTCGAGCTGAACCGCGAGCTGTTCGCGATTCAGGCCCTTCTCTTCGCGCAGGGCGCGGAGACGGTCACCGAACTTGGGCGGTCGTTTTGCCATGGTTCGGCAACGCTAGGACATCACGAATGATACGTCAACGAGACATCGGAGACGTGCATGTTCTCTGAGGGCGGCCGCGGGTACACCGAAGGCGTGGGCAGCGAGCAAGAGGAACGCGGCGATCGCATCCGCGCCGCTCGCAAGAAGCGGAACTGGTCTCAGGCGAAGCTCGCCCACGTCGTGGGCTGCAGTCACCCGACGATCGGCCGCATCGAGCGCGGGGAAACCGACGAGCCGCGAACGCTCACCAAGATCCTGAGAGCCCTCGAGCTCCCGATCGACCCACCTCCAGGGGTGGACCTCGCAACCGGAACGGCAGTTGCGTCGACTTCCATGATGGGGATCATGACGGGTGCGCAAACTGGCGTTGAGGAATACGAGCGCGAGCGGGCTCGAAACGAGATGGTGAATCTTGCCGTCGACAACGACGACCCGCAGGAAGTGGTGAAGGCGCTCCGGACGGCGACGCCGCCGGCGGGGGCGCGTTATGCGTGGTGGGCCAACCACTACCGTCGTCTTCTGGAGACGCACCGGCCGGCGCCCGAGCAACGGAGGGGGAGGGGATGAACGAGCAGGTCTTCTTGCAGGTTCCAGGGCTGACCATCACCAACGTCCGGATCGCCTCGGCGTTCGGCACGTTCCCGACGGCGCACGTGACGATGATTCATCCCCGAGTCGACGAGAAGCGGTGGGGCTGGCTCTGGGCGTTCGTCTTCGGCGGCTTCTTCGCGCTGGGCGCCTTCGCGAACTGCGGGAACGCGGTGATGGCGAAGGCAGGCCAGGGCGCGAGCCCGGCGGCCGCCGCGGTCCTCTCGATGATCATCGGCGGCGGGCTCATCTTCCTCGGCACACGGCTTCCCCGCGCCATCTACACCGCGCGCGTCACGGTGGGCATGACGTGGACGCAGCTCTATCGAGGACCGAACCAGGGCGAGGCCGATCACATCCTCGGTGCCATCCATGCCGCCGTCGGCCAGCGCTGGTGATGTATCACGGTTGACGTATCATTGAGCTAGCGTTAGCGTCACCTCCTCGCGCCCCGTTCGGCGCGGAGGAGGGCGACCATGCGCGAGTCCGAGGACCTGGAGGAGCAGCAAGGCGACGAGGACGAGGGGCCCGCGCCGGCGCCCAGCAGAGCAGCAACGGGAACGCGCACCATCGTCGACGTCGCGCTCGACAAGATCGACGAGTCGCCGACCAACACGCGCCGCACGTGGGGCGACCTCGACGAGCTCTCGAAGTCGATCGCCGCGGTGGGCGTGCTCGAGCCGCTGCTCGCGCGCCCCAGCCCGAAGAAGCGCGGGCGCTTCGAGCTCGTCTTCGGCCACCGTCGCTTCCGCGCGGGCAAGCTCGCGAAGGTCGCGACGCTCCCGCTGATCATCCGCGACCTCACCGACGCGCAGGCGGTCGAGATCCAGGTCGTCGAGAACCTGCAGCGGACCGACATCCATCCGCTCGAAGAGGCCGAGGGCTACGAGCAGCTGATGAAGATCGGCAAGGTGACGGCCGAGGAGATCGCTGTGCGCGTGGGGAAGTCGCGCAGCTACGTCTTCGGCCGCCTGAAGCTGCTCGCGCTCTGCGAGAAGGTGCGGAAGGCGTTCGCGAAGGACGAGATCTCGGCGAGCGTGGCGCTGTACATCGCGCGCATCCCGAGCCCCAAGCTGCAGGTCGACGCTCTCGAGGCGGTGACGGACTATGACGGCAACATCCTCTCGGCGCGTGACGCCAAGGCCGAGATCGAAGAGCACTTCATGCTTCGCCTCGACGAGGCGCCCTTCGATCGCGAGGACACGACGCTCGTGCCGAAGGCCGGCGCGTGCGGGACGTGCCCGAAGCGCACTGGAAATCAGGCGGTGCTCTTCGAGGACGTGAAGAGTGGAGACGTTTGCACGGACACCGAGTGCTTCAGCGCGAAGAAGCACGCGCACGGCAAGCGCCGCCTGCAGCTCGCCGCCGAGAAGGGGCAGGCGGTCCTCGTCGGGAAGGCTGCAGACGATGCCCTTCGCCACGGCTCGAAGCTCGTGAAGCTCGACGAGAAGAACTACGACGATCCGAAGTACCGGACGAACCGCTCCATCATCAAGGGGAGCAAGGCCGAGGTCACGCTCGCGAAGGACGACGATGGCAACGTCCACGAGCTCGTCTCGCGCGCCGCGGTGACCAACCTGCTGCCGAAGAGCGCGAAGGCCGAATCGTCCTCGATGAGCGACGAGGACAAGAAGCGCCGGCAGGCTGCTGCGCGCAAGCGGGTGAGGACGTGCGCGGTGATGGGGGCGGTCGTCGCGGCCGCTGAGAAGAAGGTCGAGGGTCACGCGTTCTGGACCTTCCTCGCCGATGTGCTCCTCGACAACGTCGACCACGACGATGCGTCGGAGATCTGCAAGCGCCGCGGCATCGACGTCGACAAGAAGAGGTACCGCCAACCCGACGCGGCACTGAAGACGGCCTTCGCGAAGATGACCGTCGAGCAGGCGAAGGGGCTCGCGATCGAGCTCGCGGCCGCGCCGGGCAGCTACCGCTTCAGCAGCTGGGGCTCGAAGGAGCTCGGCACGAAGCTCGTCGCCGCGGCGGAGCACTACAAGGTCGACGCGAAGAAGATCGGCGACGCGGCGATCGCTGAGGCGAAGGCCTCCAAGCCGGCGCCGAAGAAGCCCGCGAAGAAGGCGACGCCGGCGCGAGGTGCGCGATGAACGCGCCCAGCCACGCCGAGCAGCTCGGCCACCAGCGCAACGTCGAGCACGCGACGGAGGCCTTCAGGCGCGCACACCTCGCCGCGCGGCAGCTCGGGATGAGCGCCTACGGCTACCGGGTGATGGGGAAGGAGGAGCCGAACATCGTTGCGGCGCAGATCCGGAACGAGGCGCAGGCCATCCTCTCGCGCCTCGAGGTCGACGGCTGCGAAGAGAGCGAAGCGGCGCTCGATCGCCTGATGGTGCTCGCGCTCGCCCTGGCGGGTGAGCGGTGAGCGGGCCCAAGACTCTCGTCGACGTCGAGCGCCGCATCGCCGAGGTGCGAGCGTGCCTCGAGGAGTGCACGACGATGCTGGACAAGCTCGGCGTCCAGAGCGTGTGCATCGCGCTCGTCCCGGTCGGTGACCCGTTGCCCGATGGGCGGCATGCGTACAGCCCGATCACCAACGGCACGCTCGATCCGGCGGCGTCCGAGCGGCTCTATCGACGTCTCGTCGCGAACTACGCCGAAGGGCGCGTGAAGAACTCGCTCGTCGTGCGAGACCGCGAGGGCAACACCACAGAGACGCCGCTGCAGCGTGAGAGCGAGAGGCCGAAGTCGTGAGCGAGGGCGTCTACCTCTCGCGCATCGAGCTCGCCGCGCTCCTGGCCGCGGTCACCCAGGGGGCGATCGGGAAGCTCGGGCTCGCGAACCTCCTGTCCGTTTCGACCACGCGCGCCTGCGAGATCCTCGAGCGGTTGATGCCGTCTCATCGCCCCGATCTCGCGCATCACTTCAGGCCCCTCGTGGCGAAGTTCAGCGAGCATCCGGCGCGCTCCGAGTGGATGGCGATCGCCGACAGCGTCATCACCATCGCCGAGATCCAGGGCGAGGCCTCGAAGCGCGCCTCGGTGAATCGTCGCTGCCCGAAGTGCGGCACGCCCTATCCCGCGCTGCTCCTCGAGGCGGTCGACGCCGAGGTGCGGAAGGCCGTCGCCGGCGGCTCGAAGGGCTCCTGCTGATGCTCACGGCAGCCGACCAGGAGATCCGCTCCGTCTGCATCGGATCGAGCGAGGCCGCTGCGATCATCGGCGTCGGCACCGACGCTGCGAGCGAGTGGGATGTCTACGCGCGCCTGGTGCACCCCGAGCTCGAGGTGCGCAAACGGACGCTGCCGATGAGGAAGGGCAACGCGCTCGAGGACCTGGTCGGCGAGCTCTACGCCGAGATGTTCCCGCAGTACCCGCTCACCGTCGCGAGGACGATGCGGCACCCGCGCTACCCCTTCGTGTGCACCTCGCTCGATCGCGAGGTCCTCGGCTCGCACGCGGTCGAGCTGAAGGCGCCGACGATCCACACCCGCGATCGCTGGGGCCGCTCGTGGTCGAGCATCTTCCCGACCGAGTACCTGGTGCAGGTCACGATTCAGCTCGACGCGAAGGGCTACCAGTGGGGTCACCTCGTCTCGCTCATCGAGGGCGAGGGCGACATCAGGATCTACAAGATCCGCCACGACCCCGAGCTCGCCGAGATCATCCTGCAGAAGTGCGACGGGTGGTACCGCCGGCACGTCCTGACGCGCGACCCGCCCGCGCTCGACGACAGCGACGCAGCCGAGCGGTACCTGCAGAAGCGCTACCCCAAGGGCAACGGGCTCGTGCTGCCGGCCGATCCGGACACGCTGCTCCTGCACGAGCAGCTCAAGCGCGAGAGGGCCTCGATCAAGGAGGCGAAGAAGCGCGCGAAGGAGCTCACCAACGTGCTCCGCGCGCGCGTCGGCGACAACGACGGCATCGAGGGCGTCTGCATGCTCCGAGAGCAAAAGGGGCGCGTCGGCTGGTCGAAGGTCGCCGCCGAGCTGCAGCCCGCGCGCGAGCTCGTCGAGAAGTACACGGGCGAGGCGAAGAGGAAGTTCACGTTGCTCGGCGCAGCGGATGACGACGACGAGGAGGCAGCTTGACCATGGGCAATCAGACGCAGCAGCAGTCGACGGCAATGACGAAGGGCCAGCCGCAGGGGCAGCAGCTCGCGAAGGACGGGCCGCCCGATCCGGTGAAGACGATGCGCGGCTTCATCAACCAATCGCAGGGAGCCTTCGCGAAGATCCTTCCCAAGCACCTGACGATCGAGCGCTTCCTGAAGGTGTCGCACGCAGCGATGACGAAGACGCCGAAGCTCGCGCTCTGCGATCCGCGCTCGATGATTATGGCGCTCATCCTCTGCAGCGAGCTCGGGCTCGAGCCGAACACGCCGCTTGGCTACGCGTATCTGATCCCCTTCAAGCGCAAGTTCAAGGACAACAGCGGCCGGTGGTGTGAGGTCCTCGAGGTGCAGCTGCAGATCGGCTACCAGGGCTACCTTCAGCTGGCGCGGCAGAGCGGCCAGGTCGGCGCCGTCGGCTGCTACATCGCGTACAAGAACGACGTCTTCGACGTGGAGCTCGGCGACGAGCCGCGGATCAAGCACGTCCCCATCCTCGACGGAGAGCCCGGGAACATCCGCGCCGCGTACATGGTCGCGAAGCTGGCGAACGGTCAGCTGCAGCGCGAGGTGATGAACTACGCGCAGCTGTTGAAGATCCGCGACCGCTCGCCGGCAGTACGGCTCGATCGCGACAAGAAAGGCCCGTGGTTCACCGACGAGCCGGAGATGTGTCGGAAGACGGTCTTCCGGCGCGGTCAGAAGTGGCTCCCGCGCTCGACCGACAAGGATCTGCTCGCGCGCGCCGCCGAGATCGATGGGCGCATGGAGCGCACGCCAGGCAAGGCGGGGCCGATCGACTTCAGCGTCATCGAGGAGCTGCCCGTCGAGCTCCGGCCCACGCCCGAGATGCTCGAGGAGGGCGACGGCGACCCGGACGTCATCGAGGGCGAGGGCGAGGAGGTCAGCAACGTCGCGCCAGAGGACGCGCTGAAGGCAAAGCTGAAGGCCGAGGACGGCCCGCCGGCGACGGAGACGAAGCCCGCATCGGTGGTCGAGCCGACACCACCAGCGGCGCCGGCGGAGGCGAAGAAGGACGAAGCGCCACCGGCGGATGCTGCCGACGACGGGCCCGCCCCACGCGCGAAGCGCCGCACGCCGGACGAGGCGCGCGCGGAGGAGGAAGCGCTCGAGCGCGAACTCGCCGCGGCGATCGACCAGCTGTCGCTCGGCACGGTCGCCGCCGTCGAGGAATGGACCAAGGCGCAGCGCGCCGGCGGCCGCTGGAAGAAGCTGTCGTCCGGCGCGAAGAGCCGCCTGAACGACGTGCTCTATCAGACGGTCACGAAGCTCGAAGCCGACGAAAAGGCCGCGAAGACCAGCACGCGCGAGCCGGGGAGCGAGGGCTGAGCGCGATGGAGCCCGCGAAGGCCGAGAGAGTCGCCATTCCGCGCGCGAAGTTCCGCGTGGCGGAGTTCACGCTGCGAGGAACGGCCCCGTACGTGAGCAACAAGTTCAGCGCCGAGGCCCGGGAGATGATGCGCGCGAAGATGGTCGCCGGCGCGCAGGCGAAGAAGGGCGCCAAGCGTGAGCCGCGCGACTTCGACGCCAACTACCGGCAGTCGATGCACTGGTTCGACGACAACACCGCCGGCATCCCCGCGACGTGCTTCCGCCAGGCGATGGTAAGCGCGTGCCGGATCGTCGGCTTCAAGATGACGCTCGCGAAGCTGGCGATCGCCATCCTGGCCGACGGGTACGACTGCGACCCCGGTGACGGGTCGCCGCTCGTGCGCTTCACCAAGGGGACACCGGAGAAGTTCGAAGCGGCCACCCGGAACGAGACGGGCGTCGCCGATATCCGCGTGCGTGGCCGATGGGCGCCGGGCTGGGAGTGCAAGCTCCGCGTGCAGTACGACGCGGACATGTTCACCGAGTCCGACGTGCGCAACCTCTTGGAGCGCGTCGGGCTTCAGGTGGGCATCGGCGCCGGGCGGCCCGATTCCAAGACGTCTTGCGGTCAGGGGTGGGGACTCTTTGAAATCGTCTAGGCCGGCTGGGCCTGGCGAGGTGTGGCCGAGCCTGGCCTAGCGAGGCGCAGCAAGGCAACGCAGGCAAGGCACGGCTCGGCAAGGCCGAGCGGAGCTAGGCGGGCACGGCGCGGCAGGGCGAGGTGAGGCGAAGCCAAGTGAAGCAGAGCGGGCGAACCAAAGCGAAGCAAACGCCCCGGAGACAAAGCATGAACGACAGCAAGAAAAGTGATCAGCCGTGACCTGGAGCTCCTCCCTGGCCGTCCTCGACACCGAGACGACGAGCGTGAGCGCCGCCGATGCGCGCATCGTCGAGCTCGGGCTCGTCCTCGTCGACGACGGCCAGGTCGCGGAGAAGCACGCCTGGCTCGTGAACCCGGGCGTGCCGATCCCCGTCGAGGCCTGGTCGGTGCACGGCATCACCGATCAGCGCGTTGCGTTCGCACCGGCCTTCGAGGAGATCGCGCTCGACGTGGGCGCGCTCCTCGAGGGGCGCGTGCTCGCGGCCTACAACGCGCGCTACGACCGCGAGGTCCTCCTCGGCGAGTGGCAGCGCGCGGGCGTGGTCGTGCCTCCGCACGCGACGTGGATCGATCCGCTCATCTGGGCGCGCCACGTCCACCGGAACGAGAAGGGGAAGAAGCTCGAGCAGGTCGCGCAACGTCTCGGCGTCGAGCCGAAGACCGCGCCGCACCGCGCGCTCGCCGACGCGCTCACGTGCACGCGCGTCCTCTTCAAGCTGCAGCAGTGGATGCCGACGGAATACGGCGCGGTGGTGCTCCTGCAGGAGGAGCTCCGCCGCAAGCAAGAGAACAGCTTTCGCGCGTGGCGGGCTCACAGCGGCCGCCGGGCGGGATGAGGGGCGCGCGGATGGGAACCTGCAGCTGCGAGGTGTGCCAGGCGCTCGGGGTCGTCGCGGGCATCATTGCCCGTCACGTGGTGACCGCGCACGGTGGCATCGGCCAGCGCGATCCGAAGCCCGAGAAGGTTGCAATCGAGGACTTCGACGAGCGCCTTCGCGGCGTGGTCGCGGTGAAGCGCGCGCACGAGGCCGAGCTGCCCGAGGAAGAGAAGAAGCCCAAGCCGCTCAGCCTCGAGCAGCTCGCGCTCTACGAGGAAGGCCTCTCGCAGGGCATCGTCGACGGCATGCAGAAGGCGGTCGACCTGATGCTCGGGAAGACCGGGCTGCGGATCGAAGACCCGCCGGTGAAGCGCACGAAGGCTGCTGCGCCGGTGCCACCGAAGAAGATGCCGACGATCCTCGAGGACGTCGAGTCGAAGCTCTCGCGGTGCGCGCAGACGCTCCTCGACGTCCTCACGCACGACGCTCGAGCGACCAGCCGCGAGGAGCTCTCGATCCTCTCGGGCTACGCGATGCGCGGCTCGTTCGATGAAGCGCTCGCTGACCTTCGCGAGCTCGGCCTGCTCGAGGGCCTCAAGGCGACGCCGGCGGGGGCGAAGCGCGCGCGACCGTGGAACTCGCCCGGGCCCGCCGAAAACCTCGACTTCTGGTGCCGGAAGCTCGACACCTGTCCGGCGAAGCTCCTGCGCGTGCTCGCCGGTCGCCCCGCCGGCGTGAGCCGTGAGGAGCTCGGACGCCTCGCCGGCTACGCCCTCTCCGGCAGCTTCGACTCGGCGCTCGCCGACCTGCGCGGGCGCGCCTTCGCCAACACCGGCGCGCCGATCAAGACGCACCCGCTCTTTCTCTCGACGCAGTGAACCACCAGCAGGAGTCACCATGGCCACCAAGAAGAAGCCGACCACCAAGAAGAACAACGGCAAGAGCGCCATCGTCCTCGTCCGCACCTACAGCGCGGGCGTGCACTTCGGGAGGCTCGGCGAACGCCGCGGGGCCCAGGAGCTCGACCTCCACGATGCGCGGCGCATCTGGTACTGGAAGGGCGCCAACACGCTGCACGAGATCTCGCTCAACGGCGTGAGCGCGACCGGGAGCAAGGTCAGCGAGCCCGTCTCGAAGATCACGCTCCTGCAGGCGATCGAGATCCTGCCGATGACGCCGGCGGCGCTCGCCGCGATGGAGAAGGTCAAGTGGGGGTGAAGAACCCTGATCTCGGCTCCGGCGACGGCTCCGGCTCCGGCTCCGGCTACGGCTCCGGCTCCGGCTCCGGCTCCGGCTCCGGCGACGGCTACGGCTCCGGCGACGGCGACGGCTCCGGCTCCGGCGACGGCGACGGCGACGGCTCCGGCGACGGCTACGGCTCCGGCTACGGCTCCGGCTCC